CTATATCAATTTTGCCTGATTTTGTAACAATGACCAGTTCATTTACTTTAAACTGCGTTGACTTTTTAACTTCAATACTCATAGATTAATAATTTTCTTAAATTCTTTTTCAACTTCAGATACAAATTCTTTTTTTAAAAGTTTAATTTCTCGTTTCTTTTCATTTTCTTCAATTTCATAATCATAATAAGTTTGTTTTTCTTTAGATACAGTTTCAGTCACAATTGCACCACTATCTAATGTATATGATGTGCTTGTAGCTGCAACATTAGCATAAGTGTTAGCATCTACTTGAAACTTTTCTTCAATTTCTGTGCCATCTGAAGCTGTTCTTGTGATAATTTTATAATATGCTTTGGTATTATTAATGCTTTGTGCCCATTGAAGACCTGAAACCGGTGTAGTATTAGCTGCACCATTAGCTGTGTATTTTGTATCAATAAATTCAATAAGAGTATTATTTTCTAAAGGCCAATCAAACTGTGGGTCAATAATATCATTAAACAATAATACAATCCAATGTCTTTCTGGATTATCATAGTATTTTGAAGCAATAATCTCAGGTGTATCAGATTCTTTACTTTGATATTTGTAAAAAGCAGATGAATTATTTTTTAATTCTTTTTCAAATCCAAACCTTGATATGATATTAGTAACAGAATCAAGGCCGTTTGTTTTTGTGTTACTTGTATAAAATGTTTTTGGATAATAGTTAAAAAACTTTGCCATATTATTTTCTCATCATTTCTGATTTAGGTCTGTCATTTCTAAAATCAGCTTTAGTAAGGTAAGTTGTTTCTTGGAATTGTAATGTTACTTGAATCGCAACCGGCATACCAGTTCTACCTAAAGCTGGGTTACTTTCACCAGGAACTTCATACGCTGACCAACCATTTGGTGCATAGTTCACATCAATTGTGGTTAACACACAAGTTGCAATTGGTGGTATATTTGGGTTTTGTGAAGAACCGTAATAAAATTTAATATCAAACTCTGAAGGAGGCACTAGAAAAAATCCTCCTAATCCTCCAGCTGAGCCTTCTCTTAATATTTCTGGCGCTTGATGAAATCTTAATTTATTTAAAATATTTTGAACTTCTCTTGCTTCTCTCGAACTTCTAGGGTACATCATAAAAGGAAATCTAAATTCTCTAAAAGAAGGTGAAGAATAAATTAACTCCAATTGTGGATTTATCGTTCTTCCAGATGCAGCTGCAAACAATGCCAATCCAGCATTACCACCAAATCTTCTTAATCCTTGCGATAATATAAAAGGTGGTAAATTTTTTGCTAACTCACCCGGAATAGCGGATTGTTGTTGTTTGTCCAAAGAACTATACCCATCAGCTGCAGCACCTAATAAAGCAAGAGGTGAACTTCCAAATTCCATAGTTGAGTATTGTTGATTATTTGTGAAATTTAATGTATCTGGCATATAGAGAGCAATTGTATCCGTCGTTCTCTCTATGGTTCTTAATCCATTTCCAGTTGCAAGTTGTTTTAAATATTCTTTAGCCACATCAGCACTTTGTTGAGCCGCACTCCTCAACCCCTCTAATATTTTTTGAACAAGTTCTGGTGAAATGTTTGCATATTCAGTTGCAGCACCTCCTATTTTATTCAAAAGATCATTTGCCCACTCTTCCGCAGCGCCTACACCTTGTGTTTGAGAAATTGAAAACAATAATTGTCCTATTGCTTGCGAAGATTGTTCAAATCCTTGTCTAGTACCAAACTTATTTTTATTTTCAAAAATTGTTGGTAAATCTCCACCAACATTAGTATTACCTTTAAAACTTGTTTTCACTTGTTGATTTATATGAATGACCATGTAATGGCCTTTGTTTAAAGACCCTATATCTTGAGGGTATCTAGAAACATCAGACATATACTTACTAGGTACGATACTTTTCGCCGATTTGAATCGTTTTTCTTTGTTGTCGATTTTTATGTCGGTTAAACTGAAAAAAGCCATATGATTCCTTTGTGAATATATAATATTTATGCCATATTCAGGAAAGTTTACTCCTAAAAATCCCGCAAAATACAACGGAGATTCGACAAATATAATATATCGATCTTCGTGGGAACTCTACGTCATGAAATATCTCGACGAAAACCCTATGGTTACTTGGTGGGCATCCGAAGAACTTTTCATACCATACCGCAATCCTATCGATAAAAAGATGCATCGTTATTTTCCAGACTTTGTTGTAAAAACAAAGAAAAAAGATGGAACAGTAATGACTTACATTCTCGAAGTAAAACCCGAATATCAGACAAAGATGCCTAAACAAAAAAGAAAAACGAAAAGGTTTTTACAAGAGGCGGCCACATATGCAATAAATCAAGAGAAATGGAAAGCCGCAGATATCTTCTGTAAAGAACACGGATGGAAGTTTCTCATACTTACAGAAAATGATCTGGGTCTAGTATAAATAGTCGATGGCATATCTAATCGACAGAATACAATCATCACTTCAAAAAGAAGGTTACGCCGCTAGATCCAGAGAATCTAGGGACTGGTTACGCACAAAAGTTGAAAATTTGAAACCCACAAAAGCCAGTCTAATGAATGACATGGCAAGATTACGTGAGCGCAGTATTGTTGGTAAAATGTATTTTTTCTTTTACGATCCGAAAACAAAAGAAAAAATGAAATACTACGATAGATTTCCTTTAGTTTTACCAATAGAACCTTATACAGATGGATTTTTAGGACTAAACTTACATTATATTCATCCTAAACAAAGAATAATACTGATGGACAAACTTAGTTCATATGCAAATAATGATAAGTTTGATAAGACAACAAAATTAAAACTAACTTATCAAACACTTAAGTCTGCGTCCAAAATATTCGAAAAAAATGCCTGTATAAAACGATATCTATTTACTCAAATACAATCAAGATTTTTAGAAATAAGTGCTGATGAATGGGACATAGCCGTTTTACTTCCCATGGAAAGTTTCACATCGGAGAAAAAACCAATTTCTAAATCTCAAGTTTTTCAAGATTCTAAGGATACATTCTAATGTCTTTTACACCAACATTGTTTCTTTACAACTTACGTTCAAAAGACGGACCGGCAAGAGCAAATAGATTTAAAGTAGTTTTACCTATTCCTCGTTACATAGGAAATTTTATTAGTACTGGAGTTTTAGAACAATTATTAAACTTACCAAATACTCTAGTCACGGACATTACTGATTGGGTTAGTAGTAGAACTAGTTATGAAACAACTGGAGAACCTTTTAGAAGAACTTCAAACCCATCAATTACAAGATATCTTTCACTACAGTGTGATACCGCTGAACTACCAGGAAAAACTCTACAAACAGCTGATGTAAAAGTATATGGTCCAACATTCAAAGTACCGTATCAAAAACAATATAATGATATTAGTTTAAGTTTCATTTGCACAAATGACTTCTATGAAAGAAAACTTTTTGATGCATGGATCGATGCAATTATGCCCTCTGATACCAACAACCTGAGATACCCTAAAGACGAATCAACTCGTTATATGACGGATATTCAAATACTTCAATATGATGAATTCATAAAACAGATATATTCAGTAAAACTCATTGACGCATTTCCAATAGGTTTAGCTGCACAGCCTTTAGCTTGGAGTGATGATGGTTATCACAGATTGACTGTTCAATTTGCATATCAAACTTACAATCCAATTTATGACAGTTACTATGATCTTGGTGAAGCTGCAGCGTCTTACTTCGGAGCAAAGAGTACAAAGTTATTTGAGAATTTCTTTAAATTTTAAATGGAGATACTATGTTACCTAAAATTGATGTACCTGTATATGAAATAAAATTACCTTCAAATGGAGAGCCAATTAAATTTAGACCTTTTACAGTCAAAGAAGAAAAACTATTTTTAATGGCATATGAATCCGATGACGCAAAATATTCTGTAGATACAATTATACAAGTTCTAAACAATTGTGTCGTAAGTGATATGGATGTAAAAGAATTACCAACATTCGATATAGAATATTTGTTTCCAAACTTAAGAGCGCATTCTATTGGTGAAATAGTTAAACTGAGATATCGTTGCAATAATGATGTTGTAACAGAAGAAGAAACAAAAAAATGTAATAACTCTGTAGAAATAGAATTGAATGTTTTAGAAATTTCTCCGGGTAAATCTTCAGCACATACTAGTAAAATAGAAATTACAGATAACTTAGGTATTGTTATGAAGTATCCTAAAATGGGATTAATTAAAGACAATACTGAAGAAGAAGATTTTAATATTGTGTTAGATTTAATTATAAACTGTATAGATTACATTTATGATGAAGAAAATGTTTACTACGCAAAAGATTCGACTAAAGAAGAGTTAACAGAATATTTAGATTCTCTTCAGTCAAAAGATTTAGAAAAAATAAAACAATTTTTTGATACTATGCCAAAATTAAAAAAGAACGTAGACTTTTCTTGTAATAAATGTGGTTACAGTGAGAATGTAGAATTAGAAGGTTTACAAAGTTTTTTCGCCTAATTTTTGGTCATGACAACTTACAGAATCACTATCACACCAATTTTGCATTAATGCAACACCACAAATACAGTTTAACAGAATTGGAAAGTTTGATTCCGTGGGAAAAAGATATCTATGTGAATATGTTAATGAGATATCTAGAAGAAGAATCTGAAAGATTAAAAGCTGCACAAAAACAAAAGAGATAAACAATGGCAACAAAACAACCACCACAGACAGGAAGATTAACAGAAATTGTTGCTGCACGTAGAAGTCAAGGCAGTAGTGTATCTGGTGCTTTAGCCGGAGGTATTAAAGAAAGACTTAAAGAAAAGTTTGACCCTCGACAATTAATCAATCAAAGAGGATTGATGACCGCTTTATTTCCTGGATTAAAAAGATACCAAGCAAAAACAGTTTCAACTTCAAGAATATCCGGCAAATCTATAGAAAAATCTTCTACTGATGTTTCACAAATAAAACCAATTTTCGAAAACATACAGTCTGATACAAGAATTACTGCTAAAAATTTAAGTGTTTTACCATCGATGCATAGAGACTTCAATGTGATGCGTCAAAATATGGTAAAACTTTTAAAGTTGGAAAAAGTTGATGCTGCAACAAAAGCTGATATGTATTTTAAAGCAGCGTCAAAGCGTGAAGAAATGTATGAA